CTTTTGCCATGTTTGTGGCAGATATTTCTGTCTTAACAATAACATTCCGTCTTTGCCATTGATGACGCTGTTCAAGAAACTTAAATACAGGGTCATCAGTAGAAGCTTTAGCGACTTTAGACAAGTAAGTAAAGAAAGGAGACTGTTGTGGTGCGAGTTCTGCAACTCGCTCACCGAAGTCAAAAAGTCTTCGGTTATCATTGATATTCACGCCCTGAACGTTTTGTCCCGGTGTTACACTATAGGGAGCATTCGGGTCGCTTGAATAATCAGCCATATTTTACCTCATTTGTTTACGTTTAAAACGGGTTCCTCTTATTGAGTCCCGATATCATGTCGTCCATTATGCTGTCAGCACCACTTCGATTAGTGGCTTCATTGCTCGACGGCATAACGCCCATTGGATTAGGGACACTCTGCGCTCTCTTTGTCTGCTCGAATTCCGGGCTAGGTCCACCTTGCGGTCTACCGGGTACCGGGTTTGGAGTATTAGGATTAGCCTTTTGTCCATATTCCAACTGGTATAGTCTCCAAAGGTTATCAATAGTTAGGTTATTGGGGTCTGACATTTTCTGAACAAAATCGTTCACTTGCTCAGGAGTAATAGAATGCTTCTCTGAGAGATAGTTACCTACTTCCCCTATCTGCCTTCTCACATCCTCCGCTCGCTTGCGTTCTTCCAGTTTGTCTCTATCTGCCTTCTGCATATCCTCACGTTCTGCTTGGACTACAGCTGACTGATATTCGACATACAACCGATTATAGTCATCCATGTTATCACGCCAATTATCTGCATCATCCATATACCGTGCACTCTCTGAAGTGGGGTCTTGAAATGCATCTTCCCTATTGAAGTCCCTTGGTTTGACAGGCTTTTCAGGGGGTGGTGGAAATTCTGGTTCAGCTTCTATAGTCTCACCCTGTTCTACTGGTTTTCCTTGGTTCTGTTGAAGAGCACCTATCAGCTGTTGCTGTAACTCATCATTCTTAGCCTTGGTTTCCTGTAGTTCATTGTTAGACTTGTCAGCCTGTGATTGCCAATAATTATAACGAACTTGTTCATTATCAAGCTTGTCAATCGGACCTATCTTTTCTGCCACCGCCTCGACAGACGTTGCTACATCGGGTTGTCCCTCTTTGGGAGCCTCTGGTGGTGCAAACGCCTTATCTTCTACTGTATTTCCTGTTCCGAAAATAGCATCTTCAATACTGGAGTCAATTCCTTGAGTTTCCTGTTGTTCAGCCATATTTCTCTCCTCTTTAGTTTGAGTTCTTCCCAGACGAAGAAGTGTCTTTTGTTTCTCTTGAAGCCCTACGGACTTCAGTCGCTATTTGACTGGTAGCGTCATCAAGACGTTTCTCAAATACTGTAGCCGAGGCGTTAGCCTTATTCGACGTTTTATCCAAGTCGCCTTTAAATTTTTCTAATTCTGCCTTCTGTTTAGCGTGATATACTTCACGTTCTCTGGTCTGAAGGTCACCTTCTAAATTCTTAATCTGTTCTTGAGCACCCTGTAACTGCTGTTGTAACTGGGCAATAGTATCCGTTCTCTGCATAACGCCTTCTATATCGAATATCTCTGTTTTCTTTAGTACTTCTTGCCTATCTATTATACCATTCTTGAAAGCGTCCATATACATTTCAAGCTGTGCATACCTGTTAGAAGGAAGTGTACTGCCCGTTACAACAATTACATCGTATTTCCCAACAGTCACATCATTCATGACTTTAATCTCACCCGTTTTATCATCAAACATTCTCTTATTAATCATGTATTCAGACATTGCGTTATTAGGCTGAATAATACGAATAAGCTTCTCTGCTTGATATAATTGTTGTACCATTGGTATAACAACCTGTGCAAGTCTACGCAATCCAGCTTCAATATCCATGAGTTTACTTTTAATTTTTCTTTGCCCAAATTCATCAAGTGCTACTGTAGCTTTGTATGTGTGAGGAGCCGCCGCCGAATTTCCCTGCATCATTTCATATAAACCTAACTGATGGTCAATATCTGACTTAGCAGAGTTTTCATTCTGATAAAGTTCGTTAGGTAATGGTGTGGGTTGTATAGGTTGAGGAGCACCTTGGTCCATATCAACCTCTATTGCGACTCCCGGTTGTGCCCATTTCTGTTCAAATTCTCTCATATCTACACTGCCCGTAGGAACCAATATCTTGGTATTAGTACTCGTAGTAGCATGAGCAATAATTAGTGAGCGTGTCTTATTGATATATTCCTGCATATCTTTGACCATTCTTACGTCTGATATTGGATATGGTGTACGATTATGCAAATTCATAAAGAAAACAATCGGATAATGCTTGGTAGGTAAGATTCTAGAATAAAGATATTTATCACCCATGATAACACAGTGTTTAATACGTTGATTCTCTATCTCGACTACTTCAATGAACCCTTTCTCAACCAGTTCAGCATAGTTGACCTCCTGAACTGTGGGAGGTTTCAATGAGTCTAATTGTTGCTTAAACTGCATCTCAGCCTGTTCGATTTGAGCATCGGTAGCTTGTTTTGCTTTTTGAAGCTCAATGTCGTACCTCTCGGGAATCATGTCCCCCATTTCAACAGCTTCAGACATAGATGCTTCACGTTCGAGAAGTGTTACACCCAGTTCTTCTTTCATCATCTCCATCTGTTTCATCTGCTGGTCAACTATTTGCTGAACTTGACTTTCATATTGCTGAGTATTCTTCTGATGAGCGGCTTTAGCGTTTTCTTCATCTGTCGTTGGTTCACCGTTAATAAGCCATGCTTTTTGCTGATACCATGCTTCAATTTGAGTATCTTCTATAACATCTTCTCTCTGAGACCATCTTTCATGAGTTCTGAGCATCCTAACCCTAACCTTCATCCATCTCTCATAACCCCTGATATATTCGTCATCTACTCCAAAAGTAGCTTGAGTCTTTGTTTCTGTATCCTCAGGAAATATCAGTTCCCCGTTATCTTCTCTAGTAGTCACGGGTCTGTCGCTCCATTGGTCGGATGCGGCATTAGCAATCGCTTTTTTATACATTGGATACATTCTCGTAGCCTGTGCTTTGGTATATAAACGAGACATAATGATATTTTCTGCATCATCAACCATTCTATCACGACTATTAGGGTCAATATAAACATCTAATGGGTCAATATCCTTTATTAGAACATCTCCCTTCCCATCATCGGCTTCTGGGTTAATATAAGCTAGTGCTACACCCATACCAGTTACATAGTAATCATCGACAACATTCCTCATCACAGTATCTCCATCACTCTGTTGCCATATATAATCTATCACTCCATTCAAAGCTTGGGCGACTTTATTATCGCTATCTTCTCTCGGTGATACTCTAAATGAAGGACGATTACTCGTTAACATAGCTTTAGCCGCTTCCACGGCTGGATGAATTCTGTTAACTACAATAGGAGCTTGTCCACGAGATTCAAGGACTTTTCTCTGCTCAGCGGTCCATTGCTTACCAAGTCTGAATTCACGGTCTTCTTGTGCGTGTCTAGCCCAAGTATCTCTCTTATTAGAAAAAGTTTTGAAGAGAGTTTGGGTCTCTTCTACGAACTTTTCCTTATCATCGCCATCTTGCTGGGTGTACTCCATCGCAGTCAATTTACGCACTACATCATCATCCAGTCAAGTGCTTTTTCAACTTTAATTGTAATTTTTTCAGGGTCAAAGTCCTTAGCCTTAACTTTACAAGTAAAGTGTCCATCAAGTGCCATATATACAGCATCCATGATATCATCATTCTTTCCCTTAGGATAAGATAAAAATTCTGCCTGTGCCACTAAGTCTTGTGGTCTAAAGAAGAACTGACCCTTTGCCAGCATAGGAACTAACGATATAAGTCTTTCGCTCTTCCTACTCCTTGGTTTCACACCCTTTTCAAGACCGGGTATGTATAAATCTTGTTCAAACATAAGCTTTCTTACAGCGGCTCGAAGTGCTTCCTGATAAGCTACTGTTTCTACCTTCATTCTCTTGGGTCTATACTTTTTATATATCTCGATGACTTTATCAGGCTGTAACGCAGGACTGATTTTGTCCCTGAATAAATCGACAATATACTTATTCCCATCGCTGTCAACACCGATAGTAGCAATGACGAAAAAGTCAGCACGAGCTGACAAAGAAGAAGCAGGGTCAATTCCACAGTAAAGTTCAACTGGGAGTATTGTTTTATCATCACCCTTCTTCCTGACGAGACAATTCTGTCCATTAATCCTTTCGAACTCGTAATGGTGTATTTTAATATATTCTGGTTTAAAAGGTGCATTGTCTGGCGATTGAGCTTCATTCATGTACTCCTGATAGAATCCATTAGCATTACCAACACTCTCGAATTCCTGTTTTATAGCGTGAATTCTTGACATTGGGAATCTTTCTTCCCAAATACTATCTCCATTTTCATCAGTTATTGCATACCATAATACTTTCCAAGCTGGCGACTCCTTTGCCCAATATAAAAAACAATCTTCAGATATTACCGTTCCTATCATTACTAATCTACCATTATCAGATAATGATGGTATAACAGCTTCCGTTATCCATTTTCTATTCTTAGCACGAGCCTCTGCGGTAAAAGCATTTAGTTCAGACTCGAAATCATCAACAATAATAAGATTAGGACGAGTATCGCCCTCAAGAAAACCACGAACTCTTTGACCTGTTCCAACTGCTATGATTCTGCTTCCATTTCCAAGTATGATATCATTCCCAGTCCATCTTTTGGCTGTATTAGGACCCATGTCTCCGAAGAGTCTTCTGAAATTATCCGAATGTTGGAGATGGTACTTAATCCTCGATAGAAAGTTAATGCTCTGTGTTTGCGACTCGGATATGATAACAATAAACAAGTCCTCGTCAGATGGTTTGAATGCAACACGATATAGGGGTAGTACTAAAGAAGTAACGGTACTTTTAGCTGTTCCCCGTGGGGACGCAATCAGGACTCTTTTATTGTCATCATTGCGAAGCTCCCTATACACCTCATTATGAAAGGGAGGTATTTCAACCTTTAAAGCTGTTGGGAAGCAAATTTTTCCAAATAATCCAAGATTTGTCTTGAGTTTTTGGAGAGCCTGAGTTGCCTCATATTGCTTCTCATAATCCATCGCCTTCCTTCTCTACCACCTCTCTGGCTGTAAGTTTGTTTTCTTGAACATTAATCTCATCCAATAGTTTTTTCGTTTGAATTGCCTCTATCTGATGAGTAGTAACTGTCTTGGTCTTCTCGTTCATACCATGAAGGTCCATTAATTTTTCAGTCGCTCTCATGAGATTAGTAACATCCCTCTTTTCTACAGCCATCTGAATAGCCTTATCGAGTAAATCTAGGGTATATTCCTTATCTTTACCAGTATCGGCTAAGAGTGCTTCTAATTCACTTCTTACCATTCCTCTAAAAACCTCACTTTTCATATGGCGTTTCCACTTTCTATGCTCTCCGGGGGTTGTTGAACCCAACGCCATGTCTATTGATAGATTATAATCCATTGTCTGGGCATAAGCCATTGCAAGATTCTTCATCTTATCCTGACCAGCCCGTACATCCAGTTGGGACTTCCCCGACATAGTGTGTGGAGTAGACCTTCCTTCTGCTAATAATTTTCTTGTCTTATAGTGGGGTTGATACATGAAATACCCCCACGGAAACCTTAGATAGATACTTTTACCACTTGTCTTCTCATGTGGATAAAATGTCTTCTTTATTACCAAAGCAACTAGTTTATCGTCACTTAAGGCATATTCCCCCTCATTTACTTCTTTCCAATGCTTGTATTCTATACCCTGTTTATCAGCCTCATCCTTAGTATAGATACTATAATATACCTTACCAGTCTTATGATTTATGGGTATCTGATACATACATCAACCAACATCGTCAATCTTACCTGTACTAGCTAACTTATCAATAGGTTTGCCACTAAACATACTTTTAGCATAATTTAAAATACCCTCAGCAGGCTTTAATTGATTTCTAAGCTGGTCTGGCTTCGACCAATGTGCCTCATATTCATGAGTTCCTTTTTCGTCATATACTTTTTCTCCCCCACCATGTTTAAATAAATCTTTAGCGTGTTTCACAGCGAACCCAAATAGACCTTCATCTCTATATTGAGCAATATGAGGTAGTTCTTCTTTAACAATTCTATCAATATCCCAATCTTTGAGATTTTCGTGCATTTTACTCGGTGCAAAGATAGTATTCCCTATAGTGAATGGTCTCCCCTGTGATAGCCAACCGGGAGATTGTCTTACAGATACACCTAAATCTCCAGCCATATTTGCTTCTTCAGAACTAAATCTAGTGTTATCTCTCTTAACCTTTCCAAGTAATTGCATTAAATTGAACATATACCCTCTTTATAAATATACGGGTGCGTATTAACCCAAGTTTAAGAATTAAGCTCGAAATGTACCAAATCGTCGAAATTGTTATCCTTAGTAGTCCTAGCAGACTCTTTAAGACTTGAGCCATTCCAATCTCCTCCCCATCTTACATCAACGCCTTGTGAAGCGGCTATACCCAATACAAACCCACCTAAATAATGGAAGTCATCTCTTGATTTCCAGTCTATTGGATACGGGGCTATATCTACAGCCCTTCCTTGAACGTGCTTACCGAACTTTGTTTTAGATTTTCCCTGAGCAACTAGCTCATTCTGACGTTTCTGAGAGCGTACACCCTCTATTACAGTAATATCGAAGTATTTTACCACCTCATTCAAAACGTTCTGGAGTTTAGCGTCTACTCCCTTCAGTCTATTCCTGCTTCTTTTACCGAATCTAGGCATTAAAAAAACTTACAAGCAGGAGAAAAGAACCTTTTAGCACCCCTACCTACCTTTCTCATGAACTTCGTCCAAAAATCCAACCTAGGACGTCCTCTCTTACGTTTCCTACGCATTTTATCTCCAATATGTTATAAAGTTCCAAGATTTACTGATAGTAGAACCTACAAAGCTATTGTCAGTTTTGACAGACCTACGCCAGCGACTACCCCTTGTAGCTCTACTACAATTGTCAAGGTAAGTTATCTTTGGAATTAGAGTTCGCATTATTTAGACCTTATGGCGGTCAAGCCTTTCCGCAGTCGACTATGATAGTCTTTAACGGACTTGTATAGCGATTCTCTTTTTCTTTGAGCATAAAACCCCTGTA